TCCCCCATGTTAATTACATTCTGTGTTCCGGGACCAAATGGAGAAATGCTTTTTACAAGATACTTTCCATCTGGTAAAAGTTCAGCCTTAACATCATATTTTTTTGTGTCTAAAGCCTTAAATTCTGATTCCGACATTATTTTTCCCACAGGAGACTTTCCGACAGCGGTAGCTAGATTTAGCTCTGTTTGGCTTCTCTTTTCAGCAATATTGGCAGCACCTAATTCTTGTCCTTGCATATATTGAGCAAAGCCCATAGGATTGTCTCCACCAAGGGCAGAGTACATAGCCGTTTCACGTCCGGGCATAATAACTCCGGGTGCTGTAGCACCAAGGAATGCGCTATTCTGAACTTGTTGTGCGGCACGGTCACTTAACAGTCCGCTTGTCATTTGTACACCTTTACGGACATCTCCTCCTCCAATGGTTGTAACAGCTATTGCAATTCCCTTCTCATCCCATGTATTTGTTTTTGTGTCTTTGCGTAAGCCAAGTTTGTTTGCAATGTAAGGGTCTTTATCTAAGATGCCTGCAATCCTCTTTGTTACTCCACCCAACATCTCTTTTGTGTCTTTATTATAATAATACTTTTGAACGGCTTTTCCAGCTTCTTCGCCAAGACTGGCAATTCCTTGCCCAATCATCTGGCTGCCCCTAGCGGACATTTCTGCGCCAGCCAATGACCCCCTAAGAATGGGACTATAGTCGATTGCGCCGAGTTGTGGGTTAATGCCCTGTCCAAAAGTTGCCATGTTATGCTAGATTAAGTTGAGATGTGTTCTGGATGCGCCCGTTCATCCACATGCGGATAACAGACTTTAACATAGGCTTATTCTTGATAAATGCCGCAAAACGCTCTCCGTGCTTTAAGTATAGATTGTAGAACCATTTAGGAGATTTTGTATCAAGCCAAGCGCGGAAGTAAAGCCATTTAGGATTATTTTTGCCAAACACTTCACGGGCTACCCAACATGGTAGTTTACCAGCAGCAGCAAAACCACCACCTAGCGCACCAAGGCCAGAAGCAAGTCCACCAATCATAGCACCACGAGCTTGTGCCTGTGCGCCAGCAAAACCAGCCTGTGAGCCATAGATATTAGCGTTGTAATTGCTCAGATTAGCGTTCTGGCCCAAGGCCAAGTTAATGCCCGCATTAGGGTCAAATAGCTGCGGCCCTTGCTGACCAGCCATACCCTGAGCAAATTGTTGCTGTGCCATGCCCATTTGTGCCGCATTGGATGGCCTGCCAAGGATGGCTTGGAAAGGATCAGAAGCCGTAGTTTGACGCGCTCCTACAAGACCCATAGCATATCCACGATCAGCGGCTAGCCCCTGATTAAAGAGCTGTGAACCCTGACCAAGATTCTGAATGTAATTCTGATATTGCTGCTGGGCATTGGCGCGATTGCTTTCAGATGCGCCCAGATTTGCCTGTTGATTGGCAAGTTGTGCCTGCATCTGAGCCTGTTGATTGGCTTGCCCCACTGTTAAGCCAGCCTGTTGATTAAGTTGCTGGGCATTCATTAACGCCTGTTGATTGGCTTGACCAACCGTTAGCCCAGCTTGCTGGTTAGCAAGTTGTGACTGCATAAGAGCTTGTTGGTTACTTTGTCCAACATTTATACCAGCGGCTTGATTAAGCTGTTGGGCGTTCATCAATGCTTGTTGGTTTGCAAGAGCGGCCTGCTGTTGCATGGAAGCATTTGACTGAGAACGATTTAAGTCTTGTCCGTAGATATTGCCAGCCATGCCAAGACGCTGTTGGCCCATACCAAAGCCTTGATTTAATAGCTGACTGCTAAGCCCAAGATTGCGGCCCTCAAGGTCTAAATCAGCAGAAAGTCTTGCCCCAATCTCATCATACGTTGAACTCATGTCTCCAGATCGCCCACGCGCCTGTGATGCAATACGGGCTTGCTGGATAGCGTTTCTTGTCTGCATTGCACTTGCGCCAGCTTTCCGATTAAGTATTTCTAAACCAGCCTGATTCAACCCTTGCTCACCTTGAGAAGCGTAAAGTTGATCTATGCCGCCCTGTTGTAATCCAAGTCCAAGTGCGCTTTGACCAATTCCAGCAGCATTGATTCCGCTATAGCCAACTTGTTGAGGGCCGCCAAGTTGAGCAGCTTGCACTTGCTGCGGCCCCCGCATTTGAGCAGCTTGTATTTGCTGCGCCCTTCCCATTTGGGCTGCACGAACTTGCTGTGCGTATATGTTTTCTCTTGATGGCTGTTGAGCTAATTGAGCAGAAAGAAGATTAGAATATTGATTCTGTTGTGGGCCAGCTAATGCGTCTGCTCGTTCTAAGGATGCCCTTAATTGAGGATTGGCATTAAGAAAGGCATCAGAAGCCCGTGTGCCATATTGCTCTACATCTGCAATGTCAGCACCACGCTGTGCAGATAGTGCAGCAATCTGATTTCTAGTCTGAGACTCTGTAGCAAGCCTGCTTTGCTCTAAAGCACCCATCTGGCCGCCCGTACCTTGCAAATAGCTATTAAGATCAGCTAGGTTAAGTGCCGCATATTGTGGGCGATAAGTCTGCTCACTCTGCAATATCTTCTCCTGCAAGGCTGGGTCAGCCATGCTGTTCATGTAATCAAGCGCAGACTTGCCCGGATCAATTGGTGTTGGGGCTGCTGGAGCCTGTGGCATTTGAATACTAGAACCCATGATTTATCCTGTGTTGAAGTTTGTGAAAGTCGTAGAAGCGAGGAGTAGGCTTGTTTTTGAAATCTCTGCGCCAACCAATTTTGGCAAAAGGAAAGGGTATTTTGCTATACATAATACTAAGGGCATTAGGGCCAACGCATAGTTCAATCCACCAAGCATCCGCATCTTGCGGCTCAACCCATTCTTCAAATCGTTCCATAAGACACGGCCTTGCAAGAGCGAGCATTGTAGGTTCAGAATAACAGAAGCCTCGCTCCAAATACATCCCATGAAGCCGAGGAAAGTCAGAGCCGTATAGAGCGATTGCATCTTGGATGGCTCCCATTAAATGCTTCTGTTATAGCAGACATTCATTATATTGAAGAAACAGCATAAACGCTAGCTAATGTGCTTCCGTAGGAATAAAGAGTGAACACCATTGCCTGACCAGCAGTGAGAGAGGCTGGGAAGGAACCGCCAGCCGATGTCCAAGCAGGCCATGCTGTTGTAATAGTGCCACCAGTGCTGTTCTTAATGGTAAAGATATTCACTGATCCAGAGGCTTGCCCAGAAACCGTAAAGGTAGAATTATTAGTTAACAGGATGATAGCATTGCTGGCAACCGAAAGGTTTAACGCAATAGTGCCAGAAGTAGTGTAACCTGTTTCTGGGTCTAGCTTTAACAGGTCGGTTGTTATGATGCTTGTAACAACAGCAGATGTAACAGTCAGAGAACCAACAGTATATGAGGCAGTAGAGTCTAGCTTCTGGGGAGAAATACCACTATCTTTAACAATAATAGCCCCAGAGGAAAGCTGTGTAGTTGCGCCGTCCACTGCACCAGACGCAAAGGTTGCGCTATTAACGGCTGCGTTTAAGTTCGTAGACGTTACTTGATCGTTAGCTGCAAAAGTGTTACCTGTTACGAGTATAGCCATTGTAATATCCTATCACGTTTATTGTTTGGAATTAATAGAAAGGTCTGTTAGTTGCGATGTTAGCTTCAAAGCGCGTACTTTAGGTCTGCCTTGGGTCGGGGCAATTGTAAATTGCGCTCCATATCCGCGCACATTGCCGCAACGCCCACGAATAGACGCATCTTCAGAAACGGCTAATTTCTCTCCTAGTAGTGTTTCTACGGAATCAAGAGTGGTAACAGAATCAGGGTTTTCTGTTTCTAATGTAAGAGTGGCGTTAGATTCATTGCTGGCTGAACTTTCAAGTTGAAGTTCAAACGAGTTAAATCTTTTTCTGTCCATTGTGCTAGCCGTGTATTGTCTTGTGGTGACAGAAGATACAACATCATAAGCCACTGCCGATGTAGCCACTTGATTAATAATAAGATCATTGTCGTCATCTCTATCGTCAAGAAGATGGATGCCGCCAAAAGAATTTACGGCATACAACTTGTTTAGGGCATTAGCCCCGGCTCTGATTAGATTGCGAACATTCCAGTTTACAGAATCTACAGTGTCTAATGATTCCCAGCCTTGATTAATAAAGTTATAAACTAACAAAGCATTGTTCTCAATAGAACTGTCTATAGGAACAGAAAGATAATAACGGTTGTCGTGATAGATGCCCACAGAATTTTGGGCATAATTACGATTGATGCGTTTAATCAGAGGATTAATGCTTTCAGATAAAGGAACTGAAGCCCCGCGCAGATTATATAAATCCTCAAAGGTTATAGCGTATACGCCATTATCAGAAAGAAACAAGATTTGATTGCCAACTTGAACTACAGATTTACGAGCCAAGCAACCCACTTCTCTAGTGATTTCTTGAACTACTGTGGCGTTAACATCACCACTCACCCCTTTAATAAGATGGATAGTGTTGCGGTTGAATACAACAAGATTGTCTTCTGTAAATGGCTGAATGGCTATAACATAATCAGCTCCGCCTGATGCAATCCGATAACTAGCATAGATTTTATCGTAAGTATCTTGGTCAAGAATATCGGAAGCAATAATCTCGTCTGTAATGTTACGCGACGTAATGGTGGGACTACCAGATGATCCGGTGGTGTTGTAGAGATATGGCATCCACAAACGACGCTGATGATAGATAGCCCACGGAGGTGCGGGCATATGGCTTAATCCAGTGCTTACTGAAAGCCGTTTGCTATAGATAACTTGGCCTGCTCCAGCATCAGGAACTTCCGCAAAGAAAGTAAAGGTGTTGGCACTAGCAACAGTGGCTACCGTGTATCCCTCCCCGTTCTCAATTAAGGTGGAAGACCCATTATTAATTACATAGACGCGATCACCAATAGCTAGTCCATGCGCGGTTTCAGATACAGTGGCAATACCATCTACAATAGTGGTATTTGATGCAGCATCAAGATATGTACTAACAGCATAGGCTCCATTGCTTACCAATGTAAATGCTGGACTTGAAACCAAGCTGCCATCCCATTGCAATGTCGTTAAGCCATCTCTAAATATAAAGACATAGTTAAAGGCTTGGAGAAGGTTTACGGTAGATGCGATTGTTGTGCCAGATGGATAAGCAATGGTTGTCGTTGTGCCATCTGATAACTTCACGGCATAGGCCGCTTGATTCGTTGCTATAACAATGTATTCTAAATTACTAGCGGATGGATCAGAGAATAAACAAGAACCATACACCCCATTAATAGCGTCATCTTCTAGTCTTGGCGCACCAACTATAGCCGTACCAGCAATACTGCCAGACAGTCCCACTACGGTGATTTTAATGGTTGTAGACGTTAGCACCGTAATAACCCTATTACCATTAGGCGTTGGCGTAAGACCAGTGATGCCAGAGATATACGCTAATGTTGATGTTGTTAACGTATGCGGAGAAGTAAAAGTTAAGGTAATATCGTTGGTTGAACGAGTAATAGAACTGGCTGTCCTATTGGCATAGATATAAAACGGCAGAGTTAAGGCACTGGTATTTGTCGTTATTGTAGTGTCAAAATTGGTGATGCCATTGCGCGGTTGCCATGCGCCATCTACATCCATACGTCCGTTAAGGGATAGGGCCACTTCTCCCGCCTTTAATTGATCGGGACGCAAGCGTGCGTTCATGCGGGAAAAGCCCATATCACCTTCTTCTATCATTGGGCCGTCTAATGGGCCATAGTTATCGAAGCGTGCCATGAGCTTATATTACCTTAACAATCCCAAGCTCGGCGGCTCCAATAATTTGCTGATAGTTTGTTTCCTGTGCCTTTGATGCCGCCAGATCGAGCGCAATAGCTTTTCTTGCGTGCAGGGGAGGACTTCTTAATGGTCATATTAGCGTCTCCAAAACGCACAACACGCTCCTGGCCGTTCTGGCATCCTTTGACGACAGATTTCTTGCCGCCACTAATGTCTCGTCTAGGGCTGTTACAGGGTAGGTCGCGGGGATTCATGTTAGCGATAGGCTGCCGTTTTCTTGGCAATGTTCTTGGGTTGTTTTACAAATTGCTTCCCTGCTTTCATGCCTTGACGTTTAGCTCTATTAGTGGCCGCTTTTTCCCCAGAACTTAGGGCTTTCTGGGCAGCATCAGGTAGGTAGCGTTCGCCTGTTTCAAGGCTTGGCTTCCCAGAGGATGTGCGCCATTTCTGGCGCGTCCAATCCACAAGACTGCGTTGTTGCGGCTTCAATGGCGTGTTATCTAGAAGTGGTATAGCCCCCACCATTTCCCTTGTATCGTTTGGCTAGAAGCTGGCTTTTGCGTGCGCTCCATTGCCCTGCGTTGCCCCCCTTGCTCCCAGCTTTAATGCTCTGGAACAAGCGTTTACGCATTGTTGGCTTGGTGTAAACGCCAGCCGAGTTGACGGTGGACGCTGCCATATTAACAAGCCTTGCGGGAGGTGGAATAGCTCATACGGCCACCATTAGCCGTGCCAGCCTCCATTACGCGCTTCTTGGCGGCATCTTTGTTCTGATGCTTCATCATTTCTTTCTTGCTCATGTTCTTGTGGCTCTTGGTCTTCATTGTAGGGATTTTGATTGGTTATGGGTAGGGAAGTGGCCTTAAAGCGTCAAATGTGATTGATTATGGATAGGGAGGTAGCCTTAAGGAGTCAAATGGCCTTAAAACGCACGGAAAGGGGGATAGAAACGATGTCTGCGACAGCGTTATTTAGCGGTTCTAGCCAAAGGACGGCTACCAAACCACCACATAACGGCTGTTGATGTAGTAAATACAAAGTCTGAGATGACGGCTTCCGTAGCAGTTATACCTAGTTTATCGCTGAATATAACACAACTGAGCGTAACAATCATGGCCCAAGTGAGGCCGGGACGGGTGAACGCCCTAAAAGCGTCCACTAACACACGGATGGCTGACACCCAGACAGGGGTGTTCTCTGGGATGGCAATGTCTTCATTAGCCTGTTGGGACGTTGTAAATGCCGCCAACTCCCCCTCTGTCACTTTGAGCCGCGCCATGCTCTCCATCTTGCGTATCTCAATGTCAGCCTCCATCCCCTTAGCTTTAACATCAGCCCACTTCTGGAATAGGCTTAGGATGCCGCCGAGTAAGCTGCCCCCTAATGCGCTGCTGATGAAGCTAAACATATTAGTCTTGAGCGACAGGCTCAGGCTTAGGCTTTAAGGCTTCTGCAAGCTGTTCAGCGCATTTGCGGATAAGCTCATGCTGCTCCGCATTTAGCGGGGCAAGACGGGCGGCGTTATAGAGATTGTTCAGGGCTTGTTCTGTGGTCATATTTATCCATTACGTTTAATAAACCAAGCTGTCAAGCCAGAAACCACCGCCGCCAAAATTGCCACCTTCCCCTTCAGCTCGTTCTTGAAACTCTCCAGCATCGTCACCCGCCCATTGGTTTTGATGCACTGCGCCAAAATAGTCTCCATTACTTTGTCCTGCGCGTCCATGCGCGTCAGGATGGCGGAAAGCTGTGCGTCAATACTGAGAGGGTCGTAGCTCATGTGCTGTCGCGTTTTTTATCCAGCTCCAGCTCGGCCATGCCGAGAGCAAATGTTTCCGGAATGCCGTCAGGAATAACCAGAGCAGTAGTCCCGTTAGAAGTTACCGCAAAGTCGGGCGTGATGGTTGATATATTATCGACTGAGGAGTTGTGTGGTTCGTAGCTCATTTGGATTCTAGGGCGGCGAGGCGTTTGCGGAGGGATTGCAGCTCGGCTACAAGGATAGGAATGAGAGCCGCATCACTACGCTGCCATTGCTTTGTAATCGTGTCTGGGTCGTCATCGCCTACACTCACCGCGCCAATGTGAGCAAAGATTGGGTCGGCTGCGTGTTCTTCTTGAGCGATAAACCCAATAACACCCTTGCCGTTATCATCGCTATTTTTCCAGTCAAATACGCGAGGCTTTAGCGCATCAATCAAACGGCCAGAGTCCGTGAAGTCGCGGAAGTTTTCTTTGAGGCGACCGTCTGAGGTAGTGTTGAACGCAACAGCATTTGTTGTGGTAACACGGGAAATAGAGCCAATGACTGACCCTCCACTGTTAAAACAAGTAAAGAATCTCGCTCCGCTAGCATCATCTGTTGAGTATGAATCGTAGCCGCCGAGCGTGCTGGTGAAAGTGGAAAGGATTGGAGTTGTTGCACATACAACTGTCAACTTTCCGCTGGGACTCGTCGTCCCAATGCCGACGTTGCCGCTGCTCACGTTCATTGAAAGAACATTAAGAGATAATGCCCCTCCTGCTGTGCTAGTGCCAAACGAATAAACGCTGCTTGCTGTTTCGTTTAAGGCAAAGTTGTTGCCAGTCCCGTTATTAAACAACAATTGACCATTGTTTGTGCCAGTTATGCGCGAATTTAGATAGATATAACTGCTCGTTGATGTAAGACTCAGTGTTCCTCCACTCATGGTGAGCGAACTCGTGGCCGACAGCGTGCCAGTGACGGCGACCGAACCCGCGCCCATCCTCATAACTTCCACTCCCGCCGTGTAGAAATAAAGCCCGTCGCTCGCGTCGTTTGCGATGTACCACTTATAGCTTCCGGCACGTTGAAGCACGATTCCGGCTTCGTTGCCCGCTGCGCTGCCGTTTATGGTCAGGTAATTGTTGCCCGCAACTGCGCTTGATAGCGTCGTGAAGCTCCCCGCTGCCGGTGTGGTCGCGCCGATTGCTGTGGAGTTTAGGCCAGTGGAGGTGAAGGTGGCTATTGGCGTGGTAAAAGTAGTCCCACCATTTGTCGTAGATGGTGTAATCGTGAGAGCATTTGTAGTGATGTCTTGCGCCCCAAGTGACCATGCAAGATTACTTCCACCGCCACGCATATTAAGGCGTGAATAGCTTCCAACGCCTCCATCCGATAAAGTAAGCAATGATTGCCCAGTAGTAGTGTTGATTGTTGCGCCCGTCGCGCTAATCGTAGTTGCCGCCACCGTGCTAGGCGTGGTGGCTCCCACCGTGCCATTTATATTAATGCTGGCCGTCCCAGTAAGATTTGTCACCGTGCCGCTGGCTGGTGTGCCGAGAATAGCTCCGTTGCCCAGCGTGGCTACACCTGTAACACCGAGCGTGCTGCTGAATGTGCCTGTCGTGGCTGCTACGGATGAGGGTGTAGTGGCTCCCAGCGTGCCGTTCAGCGCACCTCCTGTGATGGTGGGGCTAGTGAGCGTCTTGTTTGTGAGCGTGTCCGTCGTAGCTTTGCCCACCAGCGTATCCGTGGCATCTGGCAGCGAAAGCGTCCTATCCACCGTCTGCGTGCTGCTCAACATTGTGCGCGTGTTCGTCGTGCCACCCGCAGCATTGAACATGATGCGTTTGGTGGCATCTGTGCTGTCTTGCACGTTGACGTAGCCTGATGCGCCTTTGCCTGCCAAATGCAGGCCAACGCTGGCGTCGCCGCCTGTCGCTAAGATGTGGACGGCGTTGCCTGTCGCGGCGTTCTCTATCGTCACCTCGTTCACCGCGCTTGCAATCGAGGCCAGCTTCAAAGTCTCGTTGCCGTTTGCGTCGTTGATTTGGGCAATCACTGGGGTGGTGATTGTGGGGCTAGTGCCAAATACTAAAGAACCGCTGCCTGTTTCATTAGTAACAGCCGCTGCTAGATTTGCAGAAGTGGGTGTTCCTAAGAATGTAGCCACACCTGTTCCTAAGCTGCTAAGTCCTGTGCCGCCAGAAGCTGCTGCTAATGGTGTAGTGGCCGAAAGCGTTGTAAAAGCACCCGTAGAAGGGCTGCTAGCACCCACAGCCGTTGCTGTGATGCCTACAGAGCTATAATCCGTGCTTACGCCCACCACCGCGCCCGTGCGCCCGAATACGCTAGAAACAGCATCCGTATTATCTACCTTCTCCCAAGCCGAGCCATTGCTGATAATCCAATCGCCAATGTTAAACACCAAGCTAAACTGCGTCCCACCCGCGCTCACTACATAGTAGAATCCATTAGTAGTACTATCTGGTGGATTAATTAACGTAGGCGTATTGGTGGCCGCACTCCATGTCCCTTTGTACGTCACCGTACCTTTGAGCAAGCTGGGCGGAGCGTAGTTGATTACTTGGTCAAAGATTCCAGACATATTAGGCGTAGTTAAGTTCGCTGATTGTAATTGTGCCGCTGCCAGATGTTGCTATCACCTTAGCAGCAATAGCCCATGAGCGGCTCCAGATACCAGAGTTGCCATCCTTAAAAATATGACCAGCCCCAGCCGTAGGCGCACCGCCGTCAATCGTGACGCGCATATCGCACCCATCTAAGCTCCAATAGACATGGCTTGTGTCAGCATCAAGTGCCGCCACAATAAAATCAGAAGCTGTTCCCGTAACAGCTAATGTTCTATCACCCACGCCGGGCGCGGGTAACACTTGCATTGGGCCATTAACAATTCTTGAGTTAGCCATAAAATTAGCAAGTAAAGGGTGAGCCGTAAACTGTGGCATCCACTGTTGCACGAATAAATTGGGCCGCATCTGCCCTGTTAGCACTCCAGAACTCGCGGGTGTTTACAGCATAGAGATGCCCATTAGATGAGCTAGGTGTGCTGCCATCAAAGGTGACATACACCCCACCAGCTTGCACTTCAAATAGCACAAACTTTACCTTCCCGTCATAAAATATGGAGGTAAACGGAATAGCGGTGGTACTCACTGTAATCTTCTGGAGCGTGGCCCCTGGAGCAGGAAGCGGATATAGATTTACTGAAAAGGTATTAGCCATGATTAACGGGACTGACGGGAGTTGTAGGTTGAGATTCTGCGTTGTAAACTATTAACATTACGTTGGTTTTCTGCTTTGTCTACTTCTATCATAAGATACTGCTGGGCATTGTTTTCTTCGGCCATTGCTTTGTCAATCTGTCCATCAAAGCGCAGATAGTCAGCATAGGTAGCATGGACAGCAAAACGATAAAACTCTAAGGGAATATCTGTGGATGCCGCCGTGTATGGGCCGCTCCACTCTTTGTAATAATTAACCCAGAATGAACTATTGTTTGAGAAATTGTTGATGATGTGCGCCCCATCAATATCTACATAAAACTCATATTCCACTGAGCTATAAAGATTAAGAGGATTGTCGCGGAAGATGCGATTGAAGCTATCCACCGTTGAAATGCCAGCGTACACCGCTGTGCCGCTGCCTGTATAGGTTTCTGTGCCAGTGCCAGTGGCTAAATCATAGGTAAACACAGAGGCACTCACTTCTGTAATCTCATAATCGCCATCTGGTTCAATCGTGCCAGACAAACCAGCAATCGTCACTGTTGCGCCCGTGAACATGGCGTAGGGTGCGCTTGTAGTAATAGTCACTACAGTTCCACTACGAGTTGCAGTGCTTATTGTGTATGTCGCCCCAGCAATAGCATCACGGCTAATTACACTATCCACGGCTGGACGTAACTCGCTGCCCACAATGTAGCGCGGCCAACTTGAAAAGCTACGATAAGCCTGATACAGCCTACGGTTCGCATTAGCCAAAATGCGAGTTTGCTCAGTGGTGGTAAAGCTGCTATTGCCCGTGAGAGCCAAGACATCTGCATAGAAACTTGTATAGGTGTTGCTTTGCATTATAGTTTATTAGGAGATAGATGCGGAAATGCCTTCTGGAAATACTTCATAAAGCCCTTGGAATGAATCTCGGCGTGGCCGTATCTCTGCTGCATACGGAAAAACTCCCATTCTGGAATAACCCCTACACAACGTCCCAAGCCCTTCATAGCTTTAACGTCTTTATACTGTTTAGCCTGTTCTGCCGCCTCAATTTCTTTCTTTCTTTCTGTCTGCTTCTTCAGCTCCATCCCTGTGGAAATCTCGCGGATTAACGCTCTATTCACCTCACCATCAGAGTATCTAGGTAGCTGAGTAATTATGTTCATACGCTAAAAAGGGGCATACCCATAAAGGTATGCCCCAATTATAGCAAGACTAGTTTGTGCTTGTCTTACAACTGACTTGTGCTTGTCTTAGAACTGACCGAGGTTAAGCACGCGCATACCGATAATCCACTTACCAGCCGTGAGGCTAGCAACAGCGGCATCAGTGAGCTTCAAATACACCGTTGTATCAGCAGCCACTGGTTTCACTGGTAACGCACCACCCTTAATGGTAGTTGTGCCAGCAGATTGCACGAATGATGTACCTGTGTTATAGACAGGAGTTGTCATTCCATCAGCATCCAAAGAGTCAATAAACTCTGTAGGAGTGGCCGATGTTGTGCCAACGCTGAGAACGACGCTTGAGCTACCAACAGCAGCAGTTGCTTTGTGGATACCCACAAACTCAACCGAGCTACCAGCAGGAAGAACAGCAATGGCTTTTGAAACGCCAGTGCCTTGGGCAATCAGGTCAACATAGTCAACCGATACGATGTGTGTGAAGCCAGAAGCGGCCTCGTTTACTGTTAATTTAGGCATAGTAGTAGTTCCTTAGTTATCAAGCGATTGCTGTGATTTTGCCGTGTGCGCCGGGGTGTTTAACCAGCAGCGTCAGAGTGCTATCAACATAACCACGGTCGCCGCCGCCAAGGTTAGGAAGACGTGTCGAACCAAGGCTGATAAGCTCCGAAACCCCGTAGTAGTCAGGATTGATGAGGTAACCAGTGTCTTTGTTCGATGTGTCAGGAGCGCAGTCAGGGTTCATGTTGACGATGCTCACCATGCCGTGGTCGGACTCATACATCTCAACTGCGAGCTTGATGGTCGAAACCTCGCCATTGTACGTCACTTGGCGAACAGAATAATCTGTGCTGCCAGAAGTACGGGCATAATCGCTAATAACGCGACGGAGGGCTGTGTCAGCAACCAGCGTGAGGCTGTTTGTTGTGCCAGTGACGCGATAGATAGAGGTAATCAGGTTATTAAACACTGTCTCTGTAATCGCACCAGACGAACTAATGCTTGCAGCAGGAGTGCGGTAGGCAGCAGGAACGTCGCTTGGGCCAGAGGAATCAATCCAGTCGCCCAAACCACGCAGACCGTAGACGGTGCTACCACCATCTTCAACCGAGCGGTCGTTATTGGACATCAAAGTCGCTTCGATGTCGCGCTTGATTTCACGGACGGCTTTCGCCTCCGCTTGGGCAATCTTCGCTGGGCCAACCGAGTCAACAGCGTTCTGAAGGTCAGACACCATGAAGTCACGGCGGAACTTTTGAACATAGTTGCCAAGGCGAGCGCGGCCAGCAAACTTGTCGGTGAAGGCAGTGACATCAGAACCTTCCGCAACACCCGTTGTGACGGGAGCAGAAAGGCTGTCCACTGTCCACTCAACGAAAGTGGCAGAAGCTTTGGATTTAGGGGCGGACGACAGCACAGGAGTTTCCTCTGGTGCAAGAATCGTCAATACGTCAAGCAAGTCCTCGCGGTTAGATACCGCAGAACCCGGATTGGTTGTGTCGAATGTGTTTGAAAAGGCCATTGTGTTAGATAATTACTTACGTTTTAAAATTTGCTGAGTTCGGAGAGCTATGAAGTCACTCACTGCATTAGTCTTTAAGAACCTCTCATGGGTGTCTCTCTCCTGCTTCTGCTGACGACCCTCTGGCTGCTCAGTTTGAGCAGAAGAAGAACCGGGCGAAGAAGGCGGGTTGATTGAGACTTTGGGCTTGTCTATGTTAATAGACTTGCGGCCATAAATAGAATTAGCGGCGTGTGCCACCATATACTCCATGTAAGGCTCTAGGTCAGGGACGCTATCCATAGCCTTTCTGAGAAGGGGACTGCCCTTAAGTATCTCATATTGCTTACGAACATCGTTATCCTCACCACCCATCCATTCCAATTCCTGTCTAGCAGCAACGTCCATTTGGCCGCGAAGGGCTTTACGTTGTTCACCAGCCTGTAGCTCACGCAACTGCGAGGGAAGAAAGTCTTTGCGAGCTTTTTGAGCATCGCGCAGGGCTTTCCGCACTTGCAATTTTGTCAACTCCTGACCGTTCACTGTTGCCACTACGTCATCCGCCGCCAAATGCTCATTGTTCCATAGCACATCGTCGGCCCATTCAATCACCTCATCGACTTCTTGGGTTTTAGCCTGTAGGTCGGGAAGGGTCTTGATAGACGCATAGGGATTGTCTTTGGTTTTCTCAGAAGCGAGTGGGTCGCTGTTATTGCGATTGTTTAACTCATTCCGAAGGGCAGCAAGCTGTTCCTCGGCGTGTTTGCGTTTAGCAGTGAGTTCCCCAAATCGGGCCACGGCACGCGAACCTAGCTTTTCAGATAGTTCGCGCAGTTCCGCTTCTGACATATTCTCTAAATCAACTTCGTTTGAAAGAACATCCTTTGCTTTTGGGGCTTCCTTTGCTTGGGCTGGGACACTCTCTTTCGTCGTCTCAGCTTTACGCTCTGGTTGCTCCTCTGGCTTGGGTTCTGAAGCCGTAGGAGCCGAGGGCGGTTGCCCTTGGTTCTTCTGGCTAATACGATGGCGTGCAAGTTCTGCCATTGTAATGTTGGACTTTACCACTGGGTTACTATCAGCACCCCCAGCGTTGGGTGCAGTTACTTCATCAGACATAGGTTTGTGCCGCTTGTTAACGACCAGCGAAGTCGATAGGCAGATAATAACATCCCTTTTTGATGCTTGACGTATTTATGTTAATCTATCTCATATATTTATGTTATGCAAAGCCTTGTAATAAACCACCACAGCTCTAACCCAAATGCTTGGGTAGCTCCAGAACACTATTACATTGCCAAAAGTATGCGCCGCCATAAGGGAGAACTCATCATCCCAGAACACAGCATTTTTAAGTATAGCCGTGAGAATCCCCCGTATTGGATGGCAGGAGACGTTAAGCTAAAAACAGCACAACGATGAACCGCTATCAGATTAAATGGACTCAATATCTCCGTTCTGGGAACGACAGATTGCCAAATGATGCCGAAGTGTTGTGTGCTGGTGAGATGCCTATTTGGGCAGCAGACGCTCAAAAAGCCATCATTTCCGTAAAGGAAAACTTTCGTGGAATAAAAATAGTTTCAGTCGAGGAATACAGGAAATGAAATTATGTTCTTGACAAGGGGCTAGATTTAGTCTCATACTCTGTTTTTCTTTCTTGTTTCTTTTTAATTTTAAGCTGTAAGCCGAAAATAGCTTTATTAAATAAACTTTAAGCTGCATGGCCGCCGCCATAGCGGAAGGCCATATTAAGGAAGATTATCTGTCTTCTTAATAACATCCTTAGCTTCTGTAAGCTGCAAGATGCTGTCAAAAGCAATGATCTGTCCGCTAATCTGCTGAATGTGTTCTGTCTTAGCCTCCAGGAGAGAGCTAATAGCATCTTCTCTCATCTCTTGGATTTGCTTGAGCAGCTCGCCAAACGGCTTGAAATTGCTGAGAAATAAAAGGTCTTTTTGCATAAAGATTATTTGGCCGAGCGCACCATGTCAGAAAGGGTGTTAGCACGTTTGCCCACTTGTTTAGCCCAATTGCTATCCATCATTTCTTTAGCAGCCTCTTTGTAGTCTTTATTAATCAGAGCCTCGCGGGTTTTGGCAAAGCCAGCCAGCTTAGTTGCTCCCAAATTAAATGACATATCAATTACAGCTTTCTGCACATCTTCTGGCTGCTCAGAAAGATTGGGAATCCACTTGTTAGCATCCTTGGTAGCCTTAGCAACCGATGTTTCATACAGTTCTCTAATGACAGGCTCCGTAAGCCTTACTTTGCCAGCAATAACATTCTGAACATTATATCCCATGTCAGCTAATATTCTTTGGTTATCTTTATCGTTTAGATTAAATCCAATACCAATAGAACGTCCGTCTCTATCCTTATAAGAATATTGTCGAGTGCCTTCATGTTGCAACAATTGCAAATATAAGCTCTCACCAAAATCTGGAGCAGGAGCAGCAGCAGCTTTAGCCACAATAGGAGCCATTGGAGCTGGCCCCTGTTGTGGGGCAAAGTTTACGTTAAACATAGGCTTGTTCATTGCTGCGCCATTTGCTGCGTATTCATTTGCCCAACGGCAGCGGGCTGAGTCCCGATTTTGCCAATCTGGGCATTCTGCATCTGCTGCATTTGGAAGATATATTGTGAATGATACTTTTCGAGGCGGCCCTTGAAGGCTTCGTCTTGCTGCAATCGCTGGGCAACGTCTGGCTGCTGGGCGTATTGGGTGATAACTTGCAGCGCAATTTGCGCCCCATTTGGACGGGCTGGCATTTCAATAGCGGACGAGATTTTTGTAAGGTCATCGGTTACTTGTTTAACAACCTGTTGCTGTGCTTGTTCGGCTGGCTGCAAAATAGCGTCGGCCAACATTGGGTCAATCGCGGCAGCCGCCATGTCCAACAAAGCATCCACATTAATGCGGCCATTCTTGTCGAGCTGCAATAACGAGACGAGTTGATTAAGCTTTGCTTCTTGTGTCTCTGGGTCTGTGTTGAGGACATCAAAATTAATCATAATGTCAAAGTCCTCATCAGGATTGCCCTTATCAAACCGCTGTGGGTCAGGCACACCTGTAACACGGAACCATACGCTATCTGGGCCGAAGCGTTGATAGCACTTGAAGGACATCTTAATTACTTCCTTAACATGGCCCAAGAACTTATCTACAAAGAACTGCTGTTTAATAGACGACAGAGGATTGGTTGGGTCTAAGCCAACTAAATTGTCAGCCGTCTTGAGCTGGGTGTTCTCCATCTCTACAGACCCCGGATTGTATTGCGGGATAGGGCCAAACTGAAACTCACCAGCGCGGCGATAGGGAACATAACGCCCCGGCCCCCAATCTTTGGGTTCATTGCCTACAGGATGCAGCACAGGAGGCAGGGTAGCCATGCTGTTGCGGTCAATGCGGCTATCGCGTTCCACCTTCACTTGCCATTGAATCCCGCGCAATAGGTCGGAAATATTCTGTGTATCGTACAGACGCTTGCTGTTCTCAAAGAGCCGTGTAACAACAACGGGATAATCCTCGTAGCCATTCATCAACTCAAATTTAGCATAAGCAGGCACATTCTGCGACTCTTTTTGGCGGTCTAAGTCACGATGGAACACCGTGCAGTAGATACCTTCCGAGTTGTCCTCTTTGTCAATTAAACGTTGGTAGCCATAAATCACTTCAATGAGTTCATTGGCCTCATAGATTTGATTAGTGAAGCCATAGTTGCGGCGGCCATTAAGTTCTGTCTCAATCGCGTTCACTTTAATTCCGCGATAATGCTCAATGACATAATCCACCCATTCTTTATCCCATCCTTCTGTGCCAACTTTGTTCTGCAACTCTTGGGCTGTGTAATAGGTGCGCCAAAAACAATAGGGCGAACGCTGTGGGTCTGTAACGTAAGACGGGAAGAAGAAATCCCCATCAGGGCTAAGAGTTTTGACTAGGGGACAGTCAATCTGGCGGCGTACAACAGGAATCTCGGCTACACCTTTCTTGCGGAGTTCATTCAAAGCACGCTTGGCACGTTTATCAGACACTTGAGGGTAGACAGAGCGCAGCATCTCAATGAGCTGGTCATCAGCGGTTCCCTCTAGCACAGCTTTGGCTAGATTCGGGTCGGCTTGAGCTAGTTGCGCTAAGTCTAATTTTTGTAAGTAGGAGCTGTTCTCACGTTGCCAGCCTACATAGGTGATGAGAACGCCGCGTTCCAATAAATAATTGGCGGCTAGTTCCATCTCTTTCTTAAAACGGGGAATATAAGTACTCACCATCCACTTTAAGAAGCTACTAACAATCTTGGCGCGTCCAATGTCGGTAATCTCTACGGGATAGGCGCGAATGTTTGCGCGAGACATGGACGAAATAAACATGGAGACATAAGCATTGATACGCTCATCAATAACGTGAGCCTCTGTATCTGCCGCACCCTCCCAAGGAAACGCATCAGCCCCATGCTTGCGTAGGTCGCGGCTCTTGCCCGGCCAATAATTGCGACGGTCATCATAGCTGCTACGGCAAGTGTCAAAGAAGCTACTTAGTTCATTAACAGTTTGTTCATACGCAGAACGCAGCACTGTGATGTCTGGTTCTTTGCTGGCATACGTCAGGGCTTCTTGTTTGTCGGTATTATCCATTTAATTGGCGGGTTCTAATGTCGGACAGAATGGTGTGAGAGTATCCTTTATGCATCCCGATTTTATCAGCGAGAGAGCCGGGAGGAATAGGGCGTGGGTCGGAGGTAACTAATTTAGTCAGCACTTCAAACCCAAGGAGTCTATCCGTTTGCGATGCAATCCACGCAGGGTTATTGGTTATATCCTGTGAGGAGCGCATGGCGATAGGTTGTTCCCGTGGCATCAGTGATGGCGTGAATTGGAATACGCTTATTAAGCAGTTTACCACGCAAGCGGCGTGGGATGGCTACAGGCTTTTTGCCGCCAATTCCCACAATCTCGCAATACACCCAATTAGGATTCTTGGCACTAGATAACACCATGCCTATAAATTGGTTTGGCACAGCCAACGGGATGTCAATGGCTAGACGAATCTTGGCAAGGCCAGCCTCGTTAAACCATGTGTTCTTACCAACGCCCTTGTAGTCTGTAGCATCGAGCTTATTGGTCTTCAATAGCATCAACTCATTAACAGATACGTTTAGTTCCTTAGCCAAGTCTGTGATACGAATAGCACTCATTTAATAATTTTAGTTAGTAGCTTTTGTGACATTGTAATGGGCTGTTGTAACCCGTAGATTGTTAGGATGATGTAATCCACCGCGACATATTGGTTGGCAATGGTCAACATGAAACATTGCGCGGCCATGTTGTTTATTCAAAATATCCCTAAAAGCATAGACATCTTTTACTAAGGCTTTTTCGCTATCTGATAGCAGAATTGCATTTCCTTGGATTATTGCACGACGAGCAGACTGAAAGCTGTCCATATACGCGCGATTGGCTTTATTCCATTTACGCTTTCTAGCACGGGCTAACTCAGAACAATTCTTAGTTTTTTCTTTGGCTCTATATGCTGGGTCGTTGTAATAACGCCATTTAGCTCTATCTCTAGAATCTTGATTAATCTTATTATAATGTTCAACTGTTACCCACCATTCATAACTTTTAGTAACACGTTTTGATTTAGACAAAAACACCATACCGTCTTCTCTAACATCTCCTCTTTTAGGTGTCTTAGTTGCAATCATTAGTTATTGTATCTGAATTACTTAGTAACCGCCAGTCTTATTTTTTTCCACAGCATATTTATTTTCTTCAACAAAGTAGATACCCGCAATGGCCGCGTATCGACATACATCAATTCCATCTTTCCATGCTTCGTCGGGGCCGCCTTCAGCCGTGTATTCTTGGAACGCTTGGATAATGTTTTGACAACGGTTGGATACATAAAGGTGTGGGCGATTAACGCCATCTATTGAAATTTTTTTATTATAAGCCATCTTGCTTTGGAGGGCTTGGATGCCGTCCTCAATATCAAGTCCAGGCGCAGGCACAAACGTCAGGCCAGCCATAGACAAGTCTTCGATGATGGAGGAAGCCCCATCTTGCCCTTGATACTTGGCCGCACCCAAACGTGGGTCAATCAGCCGTTCAAAGATGTTCTCCTTGCCATCAGACTCTAGTGTGGTGATGAGGTTGACATAATCCTTAATGCCATAGCCCAGCCCCTTGCTGCCTTCGCCGCCAATCCATTTGCCGCCATGCCACTTAGCCCAATCTCCCACCGCAACGTCAGGCCATTCTCGATAGATGTAATACGTCTCAGTCTCATCCACAGCTATCCAGCACATGAACCAATTCTTGCGGCCAGCAGGGTCTAGCACCATGTACCTAGTGACATTTATCCTAGGAATTTTTTCGTGGGGTATGACATTTACATCCGTACTAAAATTAGGGAACTGACAGCTAAAGCTCTTGGTAGGAATCCCATACGCACGGCACAGGATTTCTTCCTCTGGCCTATTAGCTAAGTCTTTAGCAATACGGTCATAGCCGCCAAAGGGATTGTCCTTTGTATGAAAGTAGATGACGGCGGCATTACGATTCTTAGAATGCTGGATAGTGCTTACCAATCGTCCCCCAAGGAGTTCTGCTGGTTTGCTTTCTATGGTGGTAGCCCCACCAATGTAGTCGCGCACTACCTCCGTGTATCCATCAATAGGGGTAAACGTCACAATCATCTTGGCATTGCGGGTAGCCAAACGAAACCTTAGCGTGTTCAGTAGATCTGGCCCAATCAAGTATTCGTCGCACCATGCCCCAATGTTCATCACCTTAGCATCTCTACATCCCAGCTCCGCACCCTCCAAGATGGTGTCGTTGTTTAAGTATTGGGCATACGTTTTGAAAATTATTTGCGACAAGCTGTTGGGCAGAATTAAACTCCCTTTGCTAAAGCCGTTCTTTCTAGTGTAGCTAACATTCTCCTCTGCGCCCAGCATTTTCTTTCTATATTCTTCTGGCAGAGCATCATAGATGGCACTCTGCTGTTGACGGATGGATACGTCGGCGTTCTGGCTGAAGCACATGATGACGCTGCCGTGATTCTCAATTGCCGCCTGCACCACAGCCCTAGCCGCATAACTTGTTTTACCAGAACGATTACCGCCGCTAATCAGTATCTCTGTAAACTTGGCAAGCTGCTGGTCGGCCTGTTTCCAATGGGGCAGAACAAAGCCATACCGATAGCTGTCCCGCTCGCTGTTAGCAATAGACGAATGATATATCTCCCACAGCTCCAGCAACTTATCAGGCTCCATCTGCGCCATCTCATCAGGCGTGGGTGGCTGCAAAACAGCGTGTGGCTTCCAACGTAGGCTCATGCGGCATCACCCGGCGGCACTACAAAACTCTCCACAGGAATAGCATCCTTAATCAAGGAAGCCTTAGCAGCATTAATTGCGGCAACAGCATCCTCTAAGGAAGGTTTTCCAGACCTATGCTCAATCACCACCTTGGCCTCGCCCAAGCTCTGTAACGCTTTATCCATTGCAATACCGTAGGGCAACACTAGGTCGCGGATGTTCACCTTCTTCATTGCTTCCTCATCATTCGCTAACATCTCAGCCTTCTGAGCAATCAGTAGTCTCATTTTCTCCGCTATCTCAAACCCATCTGCTGCAAGCTGTTGCCTACGAACGTCCATAGCCACTTCATTGCGCGCCTTCAAAGAACTAATGGCATTAAACGACAAACCTGTCTCTTTGCGTATCTCCTCAAACGTCCATCCCTGACATAGCCTCTCTAACGCCAACACAGCCTCTTTAGGACGTTTTGATTCTGTAAGCGCACCATTCCCCCCATGCGCCGCTACACTCGCCGCAATGACAGGTAGAACGTATTCCTCAGACATATCTAACACCTTACCCTTGACTAACATCTGTGTCAATCATTTTTTTGCGGCATATGTCCTGCGGCATCCATACCACCTATAAGGAGTGTTCTATGTTTATATATCCGTCTTTTAAGCGGATCAGCATACACAATAAGACACAGCTAATGTCAAAAAAAGTATGCGGAATTTTTGACAAAAGGATTGCGGCAACCATACCACCTATAAGGAGTATCTTAGCTTTACCACCTAGGGGTAGTAACTACTCAATAAACCTTAGACATTGGTAGATTTGGTCACGAAACAGATTTCATTACCAATTATCATTTGGGTGAATCCACCGATGAACCATCGTTTGCCCAACACCAAGAAAACAATAGCAGGCAGGCCATGTTGCAATTTTTTTTAGGGCGGTGCTAACCAATCCCAATCATAGTCAACCGCTGGCTGGTCGACCCCCCCCCCCCCTGTGTGGTATTGCATAAGCTTGGCAATAGGTAATGAGAAGCTGTCTCAATAAGTAACGCAAACAGCTTGCGGCTAGTAGTAAGCATCATGACTACTTTAGTAAACATGGCTACTTAGAATGATTCTAAATAGGTTTATTGATACCTGGGTATGCCTTTTAATCAAATCGCCTAGAATTGGCCGCAATCGGTAGCTAATAGCTTTTGCAATCGCTTAACATTAGGGGCGGGCGGGAGATTATCAGGGATGGAGAGAAGGCATTGCTGCAACTGTTTTGCCATTGCTCCGCTCCGGCTTGTCCGGCCGTTCCGGCCGTCTGCTTGCTCCCGGCTGTTTGGGTCTTGGGATGGGCTTTTCTCTCTCCCTTGGTTTAGATGCCGCCGAAAAAAACTTCACTCTTAGTGAAAGATAATTGTTGACTTCTTCAATTCGTGACCCCATATTGATACCAGTCGAACGACAACCGCTCGACGCAACCCTAGAAATAAATGAAAATTAAACCTCACGTTAATTCAGTTGGAGCTTGTTACTTTGCCTCCAACTTTTTCGGCTGGGCTACCGCCAAAACTCCCTGGCAAGCTTTGGCTAAATTGGATTTGTCTGCTTGTCGCAGACCGCGACTTTCTCCTAAGCTCTTGGCTTTTGCGAAAGATGAGGTTTGTCTTTATTACATTCCCAACGAAGACACGTTTGCGGGAGTAAAATCTTACTCGCCCGTAGACGCGAATGACAAGCCCTACGGGGTTTGTTTATATTCGGGCGGAGAAAGTGAGCATAACGAGCAACTTGTTTTTAACGAGTTGACCGATACCTAAAGACGAAACACGCGCAAGCGTGTCCATGGGTAATGCCCCATGCTGACGAGTCTCAAACAAACAAACAAAATCCATCCCATGAAAATTATCCTAAAAGACACATTCAATAATTTTATTATTTCTCGCCATCGCACCGTTGCGGCAGCGGTTGCGGCACGCGATGCTTATTCTCGCCGGATAAAGCGTGCCAACGGTCAAGGAAGTTATATACCAATGAGCATTATTTCATTTCCTTTTGGAGAAGACATAGACAATGCGATTTTTGAGGCTGAGCAGATGCTTAGTATGCGCTAGCCAACACAAGCCCCGCTCACAAGCCCGCTCCCTTTCGCTAGGGGCGGGCTTTCCCGGTGCAACAGTAAACCATTAAAAAAATATAAACATGACAACCATCACCGCCGCCACTATTGGCGCAAATAAAAACGAATTGCTAGCCTTGCTCTACACCTTTATAAATAAAAGGCCGGGGCTAGAGTTTGGCAACTACG